TTCAGTTCCGACTTAATTTTGTTATATTTCTTTAAAATCGCTTCCGTCCCGAAGTTTTTTAACTCTGGAATCAATCTAGAATATTTATCAGCAAACGCCTCAGCTATCTGAACATCAGAAAAATTATCAACAAATTTTAGTAGGATTTCTCTTTGTTTTTTCCACGGCAGCAAATTAAAAGCAGATGGGTTTGTGACCAGGCTAAACACTTCTTCATCAACGATGCCTGCAACAAAATCTTTATACTCTTTCTGTGTATCTATTGGCACACCATCTATTTCGTATTTATTTTCATTTCCCTGAAATTCGTTTCTTCTCTTTACCCATTTTTGCTTTTGGGTTTTTTTAATAGCGCGTTCTTCACCATCTATCAAAAGAGAAGCCTCAACAGAAATCTCAACATCGTCAACCATTGTTCCATCTTTATTTAGTGGTCTGATATCAAAATCAGCACTTCCAAGTGAGTCCTGATTGAACAGTAGCCATGTAAACGCATCAAAGATAGTTGTTTTCCCGGTAGCGTTTGCCCCGGAAATTCTGGTCTTATCTCCAAACTCTATTGTTCTGTCCTTACACCCCTTGAAATTCTGAATGCGCATAGACAGTAGCTTAATCTTCTTCACCAACGATTACCCTCTCTTTCTTATCAATACTTTTTGTATTTGAACTGCTTTTATGGATAATGTACAGATAGTCCGTATCTTCAAGCAGATTCATCCACTCTGCCGGATCAAGTCCGACAGCCACCAATAATTTTTTATTGGCTAAACTTAATTTCTTCGGTTGCTTCATAGTCTCTCCTTGTGTTACTATGTAAGTGGTTTTATGTATTTGCGTCCTTTGAAGTTGCCGCTTCGGGACGCTTTTTAATTGTCTTTACACCTTTATCATCCAGGCAATCTGCAAAATTCTTCAGATATGCGATCGCCATACTTTTGTGATAGTCTGCTGTCTTATCAACTCTTTCCAAAGATTCAAGAGTTGCGATCATCTTATCAATCTCTGATACTCTCACAGCTAAACCTCCTCTTTCGCTTATGAGCTGTTCAAACTTTTCGTACAATTTTAATCCTCCTTTCAATGCAATAAGAATTTTACGAAAATCCTTATTATATATATTGCATTTATTAAGGAAATCCTTTATAATCTAATTGTCAGAAAGATTACAGAGAATACAAGAATTATATCCGTTAAGGTTTTCCTTAATCTGCTATTAGTATATTATGGTTTTATTTAATTGTCAAGCAGTTTTTAAGGTTTTCTTTAATATTCTCAGAAAGGAGAAAATATGTACGAAATATATCAGAAATTGCTTGATAGCCGTAATTTAAAAAATGCTGATATTTCAAGGGCAACAGGTATATCTAACATGACTCTTTCAGACTGGAAAAGAGGTAAATCAACTCCAAAACAAGATAAATTACAGAAGATAGCTGATTACTTTGGAGTATCAATTGAGTATCTTATGACAGGTAAAGAGCCAACAATAGACTCTTCTGCTCAAGTTTACTACATTGATGAAGAGACAGCTCGTACAGCACAGGAAATCTACAACAACGACAAGATTCTCTTTGACGTATATAAAACCGCAGATAAAGACAGATTGATAGCATACGCCAAAAAGTTATCTGAATTGCGAAAATTAGAGGAAGGTGAAGAATGATTGTATTACAAAGGATATTATATAAACGTGGTAATGCTAGATAAGTCTTACGGCATTCCGGGATGCGTCAAGCACAACGCTGATGATTCTTATACAATATTCATAGATGCATCATTAAACTACGAAAAACAGCATGAAGTGTTCTTGCATGAAATGAGACATATTATCGGAAATGATTTTGAAGAGGACGATGTTCAGAATATCGAAATGAAAAATCATATGCGTGATTATTTTCTGGAAATATCTGCGGAATTGTTTCCTAACCTTAAAAATATAAAAACAATGAGAGCTATATAAAATAATAAGGAAAAATGATCACTACAATTATTGTAATGCTTTTAGCATCCGCTCTGTTTCCGTTAGTTTTAATAATTCTAATAATTTATACGATCTTTAATTTTATATCAGATGTTTCACGCTCCAATAAAGAGAAAAAGAAATGGGAAGAACAACTGGAGCGAAGAAGAATAGAAAACGAGCAAATCAAAATTTCCAAACAGAAAGAACTCGCCGAAAGAAGAAAATGGGAAGAAATTGAGCGGAATGCTTTAAAACGAAACATAGAATTACGCGAACAAGACGAAAAAGATAATTACGAACAATACAACGAATTAACTAAATGGTGATATAACCGCCTAGTGCGATTATATAAATTACTTTTAGAGGAGGGATAATTATGAATTGTCCGAGATGCAATGCACCGAATCCAGACGGACAAAGGTTTTGCGGTTGGTGTGGCGCGCCGTTACCACCTCCGCAACAAGATCCGAATTATGGTTATCGGAAACCAGAGCCGAATCCAAATTCAAATTATAATTACAGTTATTGCCATCAACAACAAAATCAGAATTTTTCACAACAAAATGGTTACTACCAACCGCCGCAAAAACCAAAAGCGTTTGAGCGCACATGGTTTATAGTTATTATGTGTATATGTATTCCTCCTGTAGGTATTCTCTTACTGTGGATATCAAAGCGCCCAAGAAATATAGTAGTCAGAGTTATCTTAACTATCTTTCTTGCGTTCTACTTTATGATAGGTTTTGGTGGATTATCCTCTGATAACTCAGACAAGGATTCAAGCAAAAGTACAAAACAAGAAACTGTCTCACAAGAAAAATCAGATGACAAGTCCAATAATGAATCTAAAAAGGAAGATTCCTCAGAACCAACTGAAGAGCCTCAGCTTTCCAGAGATGATTATATAGCACAATGTCAAGAGGTTGATTATAATGATATAATGCGCAATCCGGATCAGTATGTGGGACAAAAATACAAAATAACGGTTCAAATTTTTAGCGCATCAGAAAAATGGTCTGCCGGCACTTACTACAAAGCATACACAGATGATGGTAGTGGTTCATACTTTGACAAGATGGTATGGATTTTCGATAAGCGCGATGAGAATTCAGAAGGATACTCCAAAATACTTGAAGGCGATACAGTCACTTTCTATGGAGAATTCAATGGGTTGCAGGAAACAAAAAATGCATTGAATGGTGAAAAAGGCGAAGACTTTGCTCTTGATGCATACTACGCAGATATCATAGAAGAAGCACAATAAAATAAAAAGCCCCGGTGCTATCAACACCGGAGCCAATAGACACTATCTGGAAGATAATGCCAATTCTCGCAAAATTAGTATACCATCTTCCAGGCAGTCACGCAAGCGGAACGAATGTTCTTCGGTGGCTGTTATTTTTATACTCATTTTTAAGGAGGACGATATTTTATGTCAGAAAAAGAGAAAATCGTAGCATTGTATGTCCGTGTATCAACCGGGTATCAGGTGGATAAGGACTCTCTCCCTTTTCAAAAAAAGGAATTAAAAAACTACTGCGAGCACGTGCTACACATCAATAAAAACCGGATTGAAGTATTTGAGGATGCCGGAAAGTCAGGAAAGAATACCAAACGTCCAGCATTTGAACGAATGATGGAAAAGGTAAAGTCAGGGCAAGTATCTCATGTGATCGTGTATAAAATTGACCGAATCTCACGAAATCTTGTGGACTTCTCTCTCATGTACGATGATTTCAAGTACAACAACGTAACCTTTATCTCGCTGAACGAGCAATTTGATACCTCTAGCGCAATTGGCGAAGCTATCCTTAAGATTATCCTAGTGTTTGCAGAATTGGAGCGAAAGCTGACATCAGAGCGTGTTACAGACGTTATGATCGGGCGAGCACAGAACGGGCAATGGAACGGCGCACGTGTACCGTATGGCTGGGATTGGGACGAAGAAAAGCAGATGCCGGTGCATTCAAAGAAAGAAGCTCAATACGGGATAGATATGTACCACAGATACTTAAACGGATATAGTACTCTCCGGATTGCTAGATATAATAACGAACACAGCATTCCAACCAAGAGGGGTGGCGAATGGTCTTCTAAAACAGTAGGAGATTTTTTACGGAATCCGATGAATAAAGGGGACTATAGATACAATTATCGGAATAGCGCAAGAGGGAAGAAAAAAGCAAAGGAAGAAGTTGTCTATATAAAAAATGTGTTTCCACCACTGATTGATCCCACGATATTCGATGAAGTAAACAGGCGACTGGATGAAAACTATAAAAAACAGAACACAAACTATATGTTTCCAATCAGAAAACAGTGCAATATTTTTTCTGGACTTATTATTTGTGGAAAGTGCGGAGCGCATTATCAAGTATGCAGAAAAGATGAACGTAGGCTGGATGGTTTTCGCCCATCTAATTATGTTTGCACAAGAAAGCGTCAAAAGGCAATATGTGACAGTTTAAATGTGAGCGAAGTTAAAATAGGTCCATTTATGATAAATTATATAGCAGCTATGGTAGACATATCCCAAAAGCGGAAAAAGCTAAAAGACAAAAAAGAATTAGAGCAGCTTATCCTCTCTCATATGCAGTTTACGGATTTAGCTGGAATAGCAGATGATAGTTTGCAAGAAACAATGGATTTATTATATGGACGGTCAACCAACATATGGTCATCATCTCCTATTGAAAAAGAAAGTCAAGATAACGAGAACAAAAAGAATAAATTGAAAGAAAATCTCCAAAAAACAGATCGTGCTTTGGAGCGATTGAAAAAGGTATACCTCTTCGATGATGATGGAATGGACGAAAAAGAATTTCTTGAAATGAAATCCAAACTAGAAATAGATAGGGTGAAAATTGAAAATGAAATTAAAGATATCGACAATGATGCAATAGCGAATAATGTAAACCAGATTGACTTCATTAAAACTGCTTCGCAGTTTTTGATTATCCACAAAATCAATAGTGGTGAGTTTATAGACTATAGAAGTCTTGCAATATTGGATGAAGAATCCATGAAAGCATTTATGAATTCCGTGATCGATCATATTGTGGTGCTAAACAGGCAGATTACCGAAATAGTGTTTAAAAATGGATTATCGCACAAATTATTATACAGATAAAAAGTCCCCGGAACGGTTGATTTTCCGGGGTTTCTTTATGAAATAATATCAATTTATAAAACATCTACTACCGCGTTCATCTGACAACCGAAAGTCGTCACGCAAAAAGTCAGATCTCTTCCGATCTCCTGTGCTTTTTCACTTACATACTTCCGCGCTTTGGCAATGTAATAGTACTGTCTCTCCGGCTCAGTGACCGGAGCTTCTTTGGTAAGATCTATTGCATCAAAATCAATATTATTCAT